ACCACTCCAGTAGCTAGCTGTACTAGCAAATGAAGCACTTGTAGCATTTAAAATGCTACCACTCCAGTAACTAGCTGTAGCTACAGACATTGAAGCTGTCTGATTTGTAAGTATTACATTTGAGTTATTAACTGCTAATGAACCACTTACACTTACTGAACCAGTAAACTGATGAGTGTTTTCTAATATTGTTCCAAAATGAGTTGAACCTGTAACAAAATCAACACTTGAAGTAATAGTTTGAACTATTAATGTTTGTGCTGTAATTGAGCCTGTTACAACTAAATTGCTGTTTATTGTTTGTACACCTTCAAATATATTGCTACCTGTTGTAGCGAAAGTACCGTTTGAATTGTTTTGAGATGCTGTAAAGTTCAACATTGAAGCACTAAATGCTTGTAATGAAGCTGTTTCAGCATATATAGCACTTATAGTACTATTTACACTTGATGTATAGTTTAATATAGAAGCACTAAATGCATTTAATGAAGAAGTAGCGCTATAAAGCGAAGTAATCACATCATTATTACTTGAAGTATAAGCATTGATAGATGCACTAAATGCGTTTATTGACGCTGTATGCGTTAATATACTAGCAGTTTCTGCGTATATAGCTTGAATAGTAACATTGTTACTTGCTGTATAGTTTAATAAACTAGCTGTTTCAGCATACAATTGAGAAATTGTAGCATTATTAGATGCAGTATATGATAATACTGAAGCGCTGAAATTGTATAAGCTAGCTGTTGCTGCTTGTAACGATGCTGTTTCAAGTAATATGTCTGCTACAAATTCATTATTAGATGCTGTATACAACAATAATGATGCACTGAATAAATTCAATGATGCTGTAGCTGCTTGTAAAGATGCTGTTTCAATAAGCATATCAGCTACGAAAGCATTATTTGATGCAGTGTAGTTTAAGATTGAAGCACTGAAATTATTTAAACTAGCAGTTGCTGCTTCGAAAGATGAGCTTACGTAATGGATTCTTGTATCGAAAGAAGCACTATCGATTAATGCTGAAGCAGTAAAGCTTAAGATTGAAGCACTGAAAGCATTTATTGATGCTGTATGAGCTACAAAGCTAGAACTTAAAGCATTTAAGTCAGCATCAGTAGCATATGTGCTATCTAAACTAGAACTAAACGCCTCTAAGTTTACTAATCTCGTACTTACAGAACCTGAATCTATAATTGCTGATGCTGTATAGCTTAAAATTGAAGCGCTAAATAGATTTAATGATGCTGTTGCAGCATTTAAAGATGCTGTTTCAGAATATAATTTTGTAATTGCAGCATTATTAGATGCTGTATAGTTTAAAATACTAGCACTAAACGCTTGCATTGAAGCAGAGTAGTTTTGGAATGAGCTAGTTAATACAAATTGAGTACTATCTAAACCATCTAATAAATCAGCGTTTGAAGCATAGGATGCAGTTCCTGTTAAGTTACCATTTACATTACCTGTAAGATCACCAACTACATTACCTAATAAGCTACCAGTAATACCACTTGTAACATTTAAAGTACCTGTTACAGCAGTATTAATTTCTAATCTAATAAGATTATTATCATCAAATATATTTGAATCGTATAAGTGATCTCCACCTTGTCCTCTTAATACTCTATTTAATGTTGGGTATTGTTCATCTCCTAATGATCCTGTATTTCTAGGACCTGACATAAACCCACCACCAGAATATGAAGATCCACTTGCATTTTGGTAAACCCAATGATTTCTTTCAGAATCCCAAACTAATGAAGATGTTGTATTTAATGAACCTGAATCATATATTTGCAATCCAGCAAATCTAGCTGCTGGTAATTGAGTATTTAATACTATATACTCTTGTCCTACTATAATAGCAGATCCACTTATTGTTTGAACATAATTGAATGAAGCTGTTCCATTAACAACCAAATTACCACCTATAGTAGCATTAGAAGCAGTGAATGAAGTAGCATTAATTGAAGTTGCAATTAATGAGCCTGTTAAGCCATAAGAACCAGTTAGTTGTTTTGAATTAGTCCATACACTTCCACTCTTAATTAATAAATCACCATATGAGCCTGTTGTACTAGAATCTCTAACATCATGTAGTTCTCCTATTTCGTATCCGTTATCTATACGAACATACATTGAACCATTATTTTGTTGGACTCTTAGAACTTCACCTAATCTAACAGCATGAAGTGGAGCTAAAGGAGCAGAACCAGTTATAGCACCATTAAGACCTAAGTATAATAATTGTCCAGGTACATAAGCACTTGTATCAATTCCTATCAAAATACCTTCAGAAATTATATATCCAAAACTATCATTAGGAATATTTTGAGTAGTAATACCTAAAGTATTAGCTGAATTAGCATCATTTGTATAAGAAGCTGTTTGAATTAAAGGATTATCTCCTACAGCATCTATAATTCTTACAACAGTGCCCTTATTAATTTGAGCACCAGTCATGTTTTTTACATAAACATCTACTTGAGTTGTTCTAGTAGAAAACTCGGCATTAGTAGAAGCAAAAGCATAAGATGAAGAAATAGCATATGACGAAGTTCCTAATAATGAACCTGTAATTCCGCTAGTTATACTTAAAGAGCCTGATATTGTTTCGTTTCCTATGAATGTGTTTGAACCAGTAGTTGCAAAAGTACCATTTAAATTCTTTTGTGAAGCTGTAAAGCTTAACATACTAGCGCTAAATAAATTTAGACTAGCTGTTGTTGCTTCTAATGAAGCTGTTTCTGCATAAATTGCAGATATAGTAATATCATTTGATGCAGTGTATGCTAATACACTTGCACTAAAATTATTAATAGAGGCTGTAGTACTTAAAATACTAGAGCTAAAGTTGTTGAATGACGCTGTATGAGATTCAAATGAAGTACTTACGTAATGAATTCTTGTATCGAAAGATGCTGAATTCGTTAATGTTGAAGATGTGAAATTCAACATTGAAGCGCTAAATTCATTTAATGAAGCAGTAGCTGCTTGTAATGAAGCAGTTTCAAGCAACATATCTGCTACAAACAAATTATTTGAAGCAGTATATAAAAGTATTGATGCACTAAATAAATTTAAACTTGCAGTAGCTGCTTGTAATGAAGCAGTTTCTGTAAGCATATCCGCTACAAATAAGTTATTTGAAGCAGTATAGTTTAAGATTGAAGCGCTAAATGCATTTAATGATGCTGTAGCGGCTTCAAATGAAGTGCTTACATACTGTATTCTAGTATCAAATGAAGCTGAATTGGTAAGTGTTGAAGCTGTAAAGTTTAAAACACTAGCACTGAAGGCATTTAATGACGCTGTTTCAGAGTATAATTTAGCTATTACTTCATTGTTAGATGCAGTATAAGATAAAATTGAACTACTAAAGTTATACAAACTAGCTGTTGCTGCTTGTAAACTAGCAGTTTCTAATAACATATCAGCTACAAAGGCATTATTAGATGATGTATAAGAAAGTATGGATGCACTAAATAGATTTAATGATGCTGTTGCTGCTTCGAATGAAGAACTTACATACTTAATTCTTGTATCAAATGAAGCACTATCTACTAATGCGGATGCTGTAAAACTTAATACACTAGCACTAAACAGATTTAATGAAGCTGTTGCTGCTTGTAAAGAAGCAGTTTCTGTAAGCATATCCGCTACAAACTCATTATTTGAAGCTGTATAGCTTAAGATTGAAGCGCTAAAGTTATTTAAACTAGCTGTAGCCGCTTCGAATGAAGAACTGATGTAGTTTATTCTTGTATCAAATGAACCACTATCAGTAATATAATCTCTTCCGTTTACTACTAATGAACCACTTACTAATACTGAACCAGTAAATTGATGAGTATCAGTTACTTCATCTCCGAATTTAGTAGAACCAGTAATCTGTGCTACAGATGAAGTTATAAATTGTACTATTAATCTTTGTGCAGTAATTGTATCTGTAACTGTTAAGTTACCAATAATATTTTGACTACCTGTTAAACTTAAAGAACCAGTCATTAAGGTAGAACCACTAATAACTTGATTTCCTATAAATGTGTTTGAACCAGTAGTTGCTAAAGTACCATTTAAGTCTTTTTGTGAAGCAGTAAATGATAACATTGAAGCACTAAATGCATTTATTGATGCTGTTGTATTTAAAATACTAGAGCTAAATGCATTAAAAGATGCTGTAAATAAGTTTAATGATGCAGTATTTGCTTCGAATGAACTACTTAAATAGTTTATTCTAGTATCGAAAGAAGCACTGTTTACTAAAGTAGAAGAAGTAAAGCTTAACATGCTAGCACTAAACAGATTCATTGATGCTGTATTAGCATTTAATGATGCTGTAGCTGCTTGTAAAGATGCTGTTTCAGTAAGCATATCAGCTACGAACTCATTGTTTGAAGCTGTATATGATAATATACTAGCGCTAAACAAATTCATTGATGCTGTGTTAGCTAATAAGCTAGAAGTTTCAGCATATAATTTAGCTATTACTTCATTGTTAGATGCAGTATAAGATAATACACTTGCACTGAATAGATTTAATGATGCAGTAGCAGCTTCGAATGAAGAGCTTACATACTTAATTCTAGTATCAAATGAAGCGCTATTAACAAGAGTAGATGATGTAAAGTTTAATACTGAAGAGCTAAATGCGTTCAAACTAGCTGTTGTAGACAACATACTAGCACTAAATGCATTCATAGAAGCAGTAAATGAATTTATACTTGCTGTAGATGCATTAAATGAAGAGCTTAAGTAATTTATTCTAGTATCGAATGAACCGCTATCTGTAATATAGTTTCTACCATTTACTACTAAGGAACCTGTAATATCAACTGAACTAGATAAATTTACATTTCCTGATTGAGCATAAGAACCAGTAAATACAATTGTATCTACATTTGCTGTAATAGCTGTACCTGTACTTCCAGAAACATTAACTGAACCAGTTATATTTGTAGTACCATAAATGTTTGTGCTACCACTTACACTTAAAGAACCAGTTATTGTTTGGTTACCTTTAAAAATGTTTGAACCAGTAGTTGCAAAAGTACCGTTTGAGTTCTTTTGAGATGCTGTAAAGTTTAGCATTGATGAGCTAAACGCATTTAAGCTAGCTGTTGCTGCCTCAAATGAACTACTAATATATTTTATTCTTGTATCAAACGAAGCTGAATTTACTAGTGTAGATGCAGTAAAGTTTAATACTGAAGAACTGAATAAGTTTATTGATGCTGTTGTGCTTAAGATTGAAGCACTAAATGCATTCATTGATGCACTATAAGCATTAAATGAAGCTGTATTTGCCTCAAATGAGCTGCTTAAATAATTTATTCTTGTGTCGAATGAAGCGCTGTTTACTAATGTTGAAGCTGTAAAAGCTAACATTGAAGCGCTAAATTCTTGTAATGAAGAAGTTGTATTGTTAAATACAGAAGCAGATGTATATAAGGTATTATCTAAAGAGCCATCTCCTTTTACAAAGTCGGCTGCTGTAGCTCCTCTAGTAATAAAAGATTGAGCAACAATACTGCTTGATACGTTTAATGAACCTGAAATTGAAACTCTAGAAAATATTTTAGTTACTCCATCTACATCTAAAATAATAGTTGGAGATAAACTTGAACTGTTAAATATTTTTACTGCTCTACCATCAGTGTAGTTACCAATCCACAAATCATGACCAGTAGAGTATAAATAAGCATCATTAGGACCACCAAGAAAACCTGCAAAGTTTTCATTGTTAATACCCATATCAATATAATGAGTTGTTTCATTACCATTGTTTGCTGTAGCTACAATATCTGATGATGCACTAACTCCTTGATTGGTATTTTGTATATTTAATTGTAAGTAATTATCTAAATTACCTTTACCACTAATTACATTAAATGAAGCAGATGATGGTTGCCACACATATAATGCTTCTGGAGCAGCTGTTGTAACAGCATTTTGATTAATAGCAATGCTATTACTTCCATCACCATTAAAGGTTTGGTACATAATACTATCCTGCAATACTTGAGATGAACTAAAGTATGGGATATGTGTAGCAGTACCTTGTAAATTGTATAATGAACCACTAAATGAACCAGTAAATGATACTGCTTCTATTTTACCAGAAGCTGATATACTGTTATTTACTGTTAGAAATCCTGAAACAGATGATGTTGAAGCACCTAATGTTAAAGTACCACCATTTCTATCTGTGATTGTATTAACATTAATAGTATCTACATCTAATTCATAACCAGCATTAATACTTTGATTACCAACTAAATTTAATGAACCTGAAATATTAACACTACCCGTGAATGTTTGTGTATCACTAGTAGCATCACCAAATATGTTTGATCCTGAAGAATAAATTACTGATGAAGTAATTGTTTGCACCACTAAACGTCGTGCTGTAATATCGTTCCCTACAATTAATGAACCAGATATATATTGAGATCCATATACGTCAACAGGTCCTGTTACTGTAAATTTGTCTGAATGAGATGAAGTTTGGGCATAAGATGCACTAAAAATTGAACCACTTACATCGGCTAGTTGTACTATAGTTTCGACACCATTATCTTTTTTAAGAAAAACTTTACCTTCGTAGGTATTAATTGCTAATTCTCCTAGGGCTAATGATGAGGTAGTAGGCTCTTTGCCTGCAACGGCGCTGCGTTTTAACTGTAGTTTATTAACTGCCATATGAATGGGTCCTTATTTAGTGGTATGTACCAGGGTTATAATGTGACTTATGTAAGCCACATATAAATATACCTACTAATAAGATCCCGCGTCGATTATATCGACGTTTATTGAACCGCTTGTATTGAAAGAAGCAGATGCTACATTAGGAGCATCAACGATGAACATTGCACCTGAAACGGCTAATGCATCGACATTTGGATTATCTGTTTTTACTTGTAATGAACCAGACACAGTAAGCACATTGGTGCTTGTGTTGTAACTTATGCTACTATTTATTTGTTTAAATTTAAGTCTTGCCATTGTTATGCGAATTTTCCTATTGCTATTACTTCATCGTCTGTTTCTAAACTAAAACCTACAGATGCCGTATTAAAAGTTACAGATATTCCTCCCTCATAATTATTGAACGATGCTAAAGATGATGGAATGTTTTGCCCATTTACGTAAAATTCAAAATTAGCTATTGTTGTTGGTGGTAATAATGAAGATGGTTGTAATATAGCTGCTCCTGAAAATATAAAAGTATCAGGTACAGTTATAATATCAGCTTGTAATTGTTTTTTAGTGTTGATATAAAACAAATCACTTGGTGATAACTGTTGTACTATATTGATATAAGCATCTGCCATTATGATACAAATTTACCTATTGCTATTACTTCATCGTCTGCCTCTAAAGTATAGCCAATAGATGTAGTGTTAAATTGAACTCTCACTCCAAAAGCATCAGGTACAAATGATGCGAATGCTGTTGGAACATATTGTCCGTTAATATAAAATACGAAATTATTAACTGTGGTTACTGGTAATTCTGAAGCACCATCTGGTTGTAATATTACAGCTCCTGTAAATAAAGCTTGGTTTGGTATTGTAATTACATCTGCTTTCTTAGGTATATTTGTATTTAAATAATTTAAGTCAGCAAGTGCAGCACCCTCAATAGTAACATTTTCTATAATATTTCCATCACCTATAAATGATGTTGAACCTGCAGTATTGTTAGCAGCCATTTGAGTTGTTGAATCAACAGTAGATAAATCTGATGTTGTTTCTAAACCAAATACTACTTGAGCAGGTGAATATAATAAATCTTCGTTTGCTAATTGCTTATTAACTGTATCTGGTATTAAATAACCATTTAAAGTCATTGTAAATGTAGTTCTAGCTGCTCTATCATCGCCTTGTTCTACAACATTTGTTACAGCAAAAGTATCAATTCTAGTTCTGAAGTGCCATCTTTTAAAATCACCCCAATATGAATCAGAAGCATATTCAATTGCTTCAATTAAGCTGTTATTTTGTTCTACAAAGTTTGTAAATAAAACACATTCATAAGTTACAGTAACATAATCTGGGACTACAGAAACATAATATTGTTTTGATGGTTTTCTATTAGTTAAAATATCAAACTTATCATAAAAATTTTTAGCATTATATCTAGTTTCAAACACATTAAATAAATGAGCTTGATTACCATCTATTTTACTTCCTAATGTTCTATTCTTTTCAACATTAGTACGTTTGTACATGATAAGTGGTGCCATTATTTTACCATCTTTATCACGGTAAAAACCATCGTTTTGGACTGATTTCCATTTTTCAGCATCACCAAAAATAACTGGTACTGCTACTCTATTTCCATTTTGTATAACATTAGGTTTAATAATATTATCAAAATAATATTGTACTGCACCATCTATATCATCTAAACCAATAGAAATATCCTTTATTTTATTACCTTTAAAAGATAAATCTTTACCTCTATTACGCGAAAATACAGTACCCTCATCACTATCAGGTTTTCCCTGGCTAGCAAGATAAGGTGTAATTTGTGATTGTTCTACTTGAACAATATTACGCGGTATTGGTTTTAGATCGCGAGGCATTATTTATTTTTCTTTTGTAATTCAATCATTTTATCCATAGCAAAAATTAATTGACTTAATTTAGTCATATTAGTATTAATTTCTTTAGCTACTTTAGCTACATTTTCGTCTGCAGCGAACTTAAATGGTTGAAATTCTTTACGCATTGTAAGAATTTTTCTACGAATATTTTCAAATTCAGGTAAATATGTTACGTCAGTAACACTAGCTCCTGTTTCAGGATCTACGGTTGCCTTACCTAACTTGAAACCTTGTTTCATAAGGGTTTCATCGCCTTCTTCACCGTCTGGTGTTTGAACGTATACTTCTTCTAATAAATCTGTTAATTTTATCATTATAATCTATCTTTTTCTATGCCTAATTTCTCAATACGAGTGTAATGAGCGTTTACTATAATTGAGATTGAAGAACCAAACCCATCATTATCTGTTGAATATGAATAACCTGGATCTTTACCTACAAATAATTGATTTTCTATAATACCATCTACTTCATAGTAGTTATTTTGCCACACCATTATATCGCCTACTTCAGGTACTACTCCATAAGCAAATCCTTGACCTCCTCCTGATAATTCTATTGATAAATCAATACCTGCTAGATCATCTCTTAAAAATCTAACTGTTAAATCTTGTTTAACATCAGGACCAAAGCTATCAGTACTCCAAGTTTGTGGTGTTCTTTCTATAATACAGTTTATTAATACTGGGTTGTAGTATATTTTAGAGCCGTTTGCTTCACCATACATGTTTGTAGTGGTTTGTTTTAAGTCAAGCTTATAGTAGCCCACTTGTTGCTCAATAATATTATTGACCAACTCACGACCAATGTGCCTAACTAAACTTGCGTCACGCGCGGTACCAAATAAACTCATATTAGTATTCTCCTACTTTTTCTAGTGTATTAAAACGAGGAATAAATTGTAATAAACCAGGTATTCTAGTAGTTACTAGAGCATCTGTTTTAATAGTATTAATAGCGGCTTTAGGTTCTTCTGAAGCAAGATATTTCATCTTAAGTAGTGCAAACTGATGTTTTTCATTACTTTTGGTTTTTAAGAAATCATTTTGCTCAACAGTAACTACTACTATATCTTTTAATCCTCTAATTTCATTATAAACATACACCTGATTTTCATCAGTTGATGTTTTGATCAGTACTTCAATTTTATATAGTACAAGACCCTCTAATAGTAAATTTGATAATTGTGTCATTAGAATATATAAATTGGAAGTGGAACGTTTGTTAATTGTTTATTAATAAAATCAACTTCATTAGCTTGTTGTTCAAGTTGAGTTTTACGAGATGTTTGATCTAACATAGCACGTAATTGTTCTAATAAAGCTGCTTTTTCTGCTCTAGCATCAGTCAATAAATCTTGTTGATTTAATGTTACCTCAGCACCTGGAATAGGTACAGTAGAGTATTTACCTCTAACGTATGCTAAAATTTCTTTAGCAGTTGCTAAAGTATATTGACGAATCCACTGTTTACCAATTGAATTAATTTGAGCGTAAATTGGATTCTGATATGGTACATTTGAAACATTAGTAATTAAACTACCTGATGCTTGAGCCGCAGCTGCTGTTACAGGATTATTTCTTTCTTCTGTTTTAATGTAATGGAAAAATAATTTATCGTTCATTCCTAACATTACGCTAGTTGGAATAGGGAATACTCTTAATTTGTTATTCACTAAATCAAATGAATACGCTGACTTTCTAATTTGGTCATTTAATTCAATTGCTTGGATTTTTTGAACATCAAAATAGATAGGCATTAACAAGAAGTTAATACCAGGAGACATTTGGCCAAAACCAAATGTTTCAAGTAATGATTGGATACCAGTACCTGTACCAGCATATGGATCAAAATATCTTACAATTGCTGGTGGGTTTTCGTAGAATACTCTTTTAACTTCAACTGAACCTGTATAGCCAATAGATGCAGATATAGCAAGATCAATATCATAATCTTGAACACCATTCTGTAGTACAACAGAACCTGTATAAATGTTTATATTACCACCAGTTCCTGCTTCTGAAGCATACATTTCGGAAATACGGATTATATTACCCATATTAGGGGTAATCAATTGGTTATTTAGATTAGAACCTGTTGAAGATCCTTCTAAATTAAGATAGTTTTCACGAACTTTCCATTGGTAAACTTCGTTACCATATGTAGTAACTGCTTCTTCAAAAGCAGTAAAAAATGAACCTGATTGTAATTCGACTTCAACTAAAGGATAACCTAAGCGTTGTGCACACCATTGTGATACATTAACAGCATCTGTTCTAAAGGTGCTATCATTATCATAAAATCCAAAGGGGGTTGAACTGCCCGAAACAAATGTTGATGAGCCGTTATAAATTGCTATATTTGACATTACTTAAGTAGTATTTAACACGTATAAATATAACTATTTCCCGTATTCGTATTCAAGTATTTTACCTACTAGGTCAGAACGATGGTTCTCCTTCAATTTAATCCACTTGATTTCCTCGATTTTTTTAGATAATTCGATAACGTAGCTTAAGCCGTTTATTTCGCCTGTAGATGATTTGATATCGGTTTGTTCATTATCACCGTTGATGACAATTTTACCATTTTTACCTAAGCGTGTCAATATGGCTAGCATTTCACCTTTAGTTAGGTTTTGTGCCTCCTCGACTATTAGAATATCATCAATTGTTTTACCACGGATAAACTGAACGGGTAATGCTTTAACTTTACCATCTTCGATTAGTTTAGGTACTTCATTTTTGTCTGAACAACATTTAGCTAGGTTTTCAACTAGTGCTTCCATGTATGGATCAAATTTACCATTAATGTCACCAGGTAAAAATCCTAAACTTCTACCTACCTCAATAGCTGCGCGGGTATTGTAGATACAGTTAATTTGTTTTTTCTTAAGGAAATCTAGAGCGGCTTGAGCACATACTAATGATTTACCACTACCTGCTCTACCTGTAATTACTACGATTTGATTTTCTACTATTAACCTTTTTGCTTCTTTTTGCTCTTCATTTAATTGCAAAGCGTTTATAGACTTAATTTCACTTTTTCTCTCGCGATTAGGTTCTTTCATGTATAACAATTTGGTTACGTATACATATGCAAAAAGAGACCCGAGCTTGCGCTCGAGTCTCAATTTATAGCCTTACGGGGCTAATTATGTTTAGTTAATACTAGATAGTATTTAAACCAGCAACATAGATCTTACCATAGTAATCAGGACGGATCATTTTCTTCGCGTAACGAGTCATTAAACCTTTACGTGGAGTGAAGGTATTTGGATCGTATAACAATGGAGTCATGATCAATGGTACATATGGAGCGAATACAGCACCAGCTTCTAAGAACTGAGCACCTTTGTAACCCATTAAGATTACGTTCTCAGTCATGTAAGGGTTTTTGTAAACCTTATAACGAGAATTTAAAGTACCAACCTTTTGAACACCGAAGTTGAATTCCATTTTCTCACCGTCACCATCTGAAGCAAATCCTGGGATTGATTCTAAGATAGTAGCTACTGTAGGAGAAGTTACTAAGAAATTAGCACCACCTCTTAAAGTTAACTGATGGATTTTGTTAGAAACTTTTTGTAACTTAGTACCTAAAGTTTGGAACCAACCACCTTGAGTGTTGAAGAACGCTAAGTTAGAGTTAGTAACACCAGTACCATCAACCGCTTGGTTGTTTACTGCTGACCAATAATCTACTGTGAAAGCGTTTTGGATTAACATATCCAAGATCTCTAAATCAATCTCCATAGAGATGTATTGAGATAAAACACCAGTTAATTCAGCTTCAGCATCAACACTATGGTAAGCGTTTAAGTCTTGAGCGAATTCTGGAGTCCATTGTGCTTTTAATTTTCTTGTCTTAGCAACGATTGCTTCAGATTTCAATTGTACATTGATTTCTGGGATAGCGATTGAATTTGCAGGAGCATCTTCGTAATCACCACGAGCAGCTGGAGTTGGTTGGATAGAATATTGTAAGCTACCAGAGTAAGTAGGTCCACTTACTAAAGGTAATTTAGAACCAGTTACAACGAAAGTTACAGTTGTACCGTTTGTAGAAGTGAATTCTTGTAAGATATCAGAAGCAACGATTGAACCTGAAGTCCAAATGAAAGATCTAACAGCGTTAGCATCAGCAGAAGCTGGTAAAGTTACTGTTAAAGTCTTGTAAGTTGTAGCTGATGCAGAGTAGTCAGCATTCAAGTTGAATGTTGCCCAAGTTGCTGAACCAGTTGTAGCTACGATAGCTAAAGATTGGCTATTGATAGAGTAACCGAACTTACCAGCACCATATAATGAAGCTGAAGCGATATCAGTTACGTTTGTAGTACCATTAGCACCATATAAAGAACCACCTGCTGTAAATGGAGCCTTAGTGTTACCGTATTTGAAGTCAAGATAGAATACAAGACCTGAAGGTAAGTTCATAGGTTGTACACTAACGAATTCTTTAGCAGCGATTTCACCAAATACTCTTCTTACTAATGGTAAAGCAACACCAGCCCAGTTTTCTGAGTTGTAGCCACCACCTGTCATTGAGTTAGTTCCACCTGTAGAAGATTGCTCAACAATCAATTGCTTAGCTTGGTTTTCCAATAACATAGCGATTGAATTCTTGTCGTTCTCTCCTTTAAGACCTTCCAAAAGGCCTGATTGAGCCCATTTTGTGCTCAATTTTTTCGCATCATCACTTACAGTTTTAAACTGATTAGATGATTCTAATAATTGTTGTACGTTCATTTTTAAACGAGTTTGTTTTTATTTAAATTTATTTAATGTTTGCAAGTTTTTGCATACGAGAAATTACATCATTTGATTCTACGATCACTTTCTTAGGTGCAACACCAGCTGCTTTAGAAGCGAATCCTAATGATTCTTTAACGATTTCTTTCTTAGCTCCGATTTCAGAGTTTTGGATTGATTCGAATAATTCTTTAGCTTGTGCAGGTGTAGTTGCTTTATCGAAAGATGCAATTACTTTTACTTTTTGTGATTCAGTTAAATTCTTAGCTTTGAAGATTTTGTTTACATACAATAACTTAGCATTTAATAAGTTTTGCTCATGTAATTCATTACGTAATGCTTCGATTGTTTCAATCGCTTCTTTCATTTCGTCTTTTTCGTCTTCTTTAGCTTCTTTTTTCTTAGCTTCGTCCATTTCTTCTTTGTCATCAGCTTCGTCTAAAGCATCTAATTCTGCTAATAATTCATCTAAATCTACTTCGTCGATTTCTTCTTCAGCGCCCATTTCCATTCCAGCTTCTTCACCGCCTAAATCTACAGCCATTTCTTCTTCACCACCCATATCTGCCATTTCGTCTTCAGCGCCCATTTCCATGCCCGCTTCAGCACCCATTTCAGCTGAGATGATGTCTTTGATAATGTCTTTTAATTCGTCTACAGTTAAATCTGTAATTTTAACATCTTCTTCAGTTTCATCTTCGATTTCAGTTTCTTCAGTTTCAGTTTCTTCTTCAGACTCTTCGTCTTCTGTTTCTTCTTCTTCTGCTTCTTCTGTTTCTTCTTTAGCTTCATCGATTTTTTCTTCATCTTCTTTTTTAGCTTCATCAATAGATTCTTCAGAATCTAATTCTGCTAAAATTGCAGACAAATCAAAATCTTCTTCTAATTCTTCGCCTTCTGACATTTGACCAGCATCGATAGCTCTCTTTCTGATCATATCAGAGTCGTTACTTTTGTCATTAGCAGAGATGTAATCTACTTCTTCAAGTTTCTCATCTTCATCATTATCATTCATTTCTTCTAACTTTGCAGCTAACATAGAATGTAATTTTGGAGTAAGAGCTTCTTCAAGAGCAGCTTTTGCATTTGCTAATGCGGCTTCGCGTACTTGTTTAGCGTCAGCGATAGCTTCTTTGAACAAATCTTTGTTTGTACTCATTTTGTGTTTCTCCTTAAATTTAATTTTGGAAATAAGATTATTAAAAAATCTTAATAGATGGGTTTGTAATACCTGAGTTGCAAAAAGATGGGCAACCCATTTTAGGTTACCCATAAATATATGTAGATACGTTAAAACGCGATCCTTTCTAGCAAAGAGGACAAACTCCTGTTGCGTTACAGATAATTTCTGTAATTAATCCATTAACTTTACTATAGTCTGCGTTATCTTGACGTTGCTTGCTTTCAGATAATGTCATATATGCATTAGGTGTTGATGGTACTGATACCAAATCCCAACATAATAATTCAAAATCGTCTTGTACTTGTACAGTTTCACCAATTTGCTTAACTGAACCCATACCACGAGATGATATACCTAATGGAATACCTGCTGATACAATTTCTTGTGCAATCTTACCTGATGGTGTGTTTAATAATTCTAATTCACCCATTAAATCATTACCTTCCCACCACACACGCTTTATAACGTGAGATACGTTATTTAAATTAACAATTGTTGATTCAGGATGATCTAATTCACCCATTGCTGTGTTAGATGCTACTGGTCCTTCTGCATATTTTTTAGCCTCACGAGCTAATACTTCTTTAGGATAAACACGGCCATTACCGTTTTTAACTTCAGATTCTTGTAATTTACCTTTAATACGCATTCTACCACCAACTGTTGCTTTTGCTTCAGTTAGAGTTAGTTTAGCAATGTGGAATGGTGTGTGATCTATTAATAATTCTTTCATATTATTTGTTTTCAGCTAACGCTTGACGTACTATTTTTCTTAACTGTTCTTTTATCTTTTCGAATGATTTACCCATATCAACTCCTGGTCTAAATTCTGGTTTTCCTGCTTCTAAACCATCAATATCAATTCCTCTGTAAAACATTCCAGTGCTATATATAGCTTTAACTTTACCTTGGCTTTCTTCGAATTTAGCTATTTTAATTTCTTCACCATCATATGTTTTAACAACATCTCCTTTTTGAAATTCAACTCCATCAGCGTTTGTTGCTTTAATGATGTAACCTTTGCTATCTCTTACAATTTTATATTTTTCAGGATCAGCAGGTAAATCTTTAAAACGCATTGTAGCTTCGTTTTCTAATTCTTCTTTAAGCTTTTTTTTTTCGTCTTTTTTAGGCATTTTAACCTTTTGCATTTGATTAGCTTTATCAACTAATTCAGTTGTGTCTTTAGCTTTTTTCTCTTTAACTTCTTTAGGTGCTTTAACTTTTGGAGCTGAAGGTGATTCAATACCAGACAATTTTAATGCTGTATAGTAGAATGGATTTTCAGCTAAATGATCTAAAGCAATTTTTTTAGCTACATTTAAATCATCAGTATGTTCCATTTCAACTCTAATACCCATTCTTAATTCACCTGGATGGATTGTGTTTGGATGTAAATCTTTACCTTTACCTTCGTTTAATTGCTCTTCTTCTTCTAATGGTTTGTCTAAAACATCAGATTTAACAGCAATTTCACCTGCCATTTCATCTTCAAGTTGCTTTAATATAGCATCAAACTCAGCATCATCGTTAGATTCTTCTGGTTGTTCAAATTCTTCTTTAGATAAAACTACTGCTTCATCATATGCTGCTATAGATTCATGTAATAAACCCTTATTCTTAAGGATTCTAACTGAATCTTGGAATGATGTGATGTTAGTTACGTATTGAGGCATTGTCATGCGTAAATTTCTCATGAAATTCGCTTGTGACATTTTACCTTCTTTTAAGTCGTTGTATTGGTTTTGTATACTTTTCATATTATTATCTTCCTTGTCCTCTGTAAGCTTTTGGCTTTGGAGTGTGTTTATTAAATGATTTTTGAGCTGAACCTGGTCCTTGTTTGCGTTTACCAAAAGAAACTTTATTAGCGTTTCCTGCTGCTTTAGCTTTTGCCATTACTGTTTAAGGTTATTTATTTTAGTGTTTAAATGATTTACCATTTCAGAGATTTGAGCAACAGCTTTTTCTGTTCTACCCCAATATTGTACACCATCACCTTCGCTCAATTCTTGTTTCATACGTTGAGTATAATCAACAATACGATCGATTTCGTTTATTTTTCTTTTTACCTCACGCATTGCTTTATGCAATTGTTCAGCTTTAGTTCTAAACTTAACTTCTTTTTTAAATTGCTTATAAGTTCCCTCATTTAACAATTCTTCTTTGATTATATCTTCTAAACTTTCTTTATACATTTTATATGATGGTTTTTCAGCTGATTTCCAAATTGCTTTATAATCTTTAATTTTAGAATCACTTGGCATACCAGTCGGTGCTAGCTTCATTCCTTGTGATTGAGCAGTTTTAACAGCAGCGTTTGTTTTTTGACCTTTTTTAGCAAAAGCAAATGGAGTAGAATAAGCACCAGCATCGCCTGATGTAGATTCTTCATCTAACAATTCACGTACTAATGTTTTAATATATTCCTTTAATTTATCCATTATTTAATGGCTTTTAATTCAGCTATTAATTGGTGATATTGTAAAAGAGAAACAATATTCTCATCCTTTACATTTTGTGTCTTATCTAAAGGTTGTAACAAAGTAGCTACTTCAGCTAACTTAATTTGTGTAGTTTTATCAGTTACTGTAGGAATTAATTCAGTTAATGTTTTGTTAATTTGAGAAAATTGTTCATTAACAAATTCTCTTAATTTAACAGTATTAGTAACGTTGTTAATATATTCTTTTAATACTGATTTTTGAGCTGGGGTTAAGTCACCATACTTCTCATTAAATTTCTCTAACAACATTTTGTATGCTAAAATACGTGTACCAGAATCCATTTTACTGTATTCTTCTAACACGCGATCTTTCACGTCTTCAACATTAACTTCTTTACGAGTAATATGTTCAAGTAATGTTACTTTGTTATCGATAACTTGAGAAGGCTCAATGAATTCTAACGATCCATGAGCTTCAATTAAATTAGATACAGCGGCGTATTGTGTATAGTTGCTGATTTTTGCTTTAAAGAATTCTTCGATATCATAATGATTACGAATTTCCTTAATAATATTGTATTTTTCCTTACGTAAAGCCGTTTTATTTAAACGGGAAGATATATCTAATACTGAATTAATTAATGATTCAGCTTTACCTTCGGTCAAAGCTTTACTTGTAATTAACGCCTGGTATAGTTTGTGTTCTTTTGTTAATTCGGTTTTACCAAAATATTTTTTAACGATTGCAATTGCTGCAGAATCTTTACCAGATACTGTATCAGATGCAATTTGTCTAACTAAAAGTTCAAATAGAATACCTGTATTTTTGTATTTGCTGTGTTTAATTTTCATAGTGTATAGTGTGCACTACCTATAAATATGTAGTCGTTATATGCCCTTGATATTATTTTCATTAAGTAATGATGATTCTTGTTCCTCTTCGAATACTATTTCCTTACGTGGTATTGCAAATCCTTCAAACAATCCTTTGTTTTTCTTTAACTCAAACATTGCTTTTGGAGAGCCACTACCTTCTTCAGTAGCATTCGCAGTGTATAACGAACCATTTTCTTTACTTCCTAATCTATCTTTACCTAATGGATCTTTTTGTGTACCAATAATTGATGCTTTTTCTTCAGGACGACCAACAGGACGTTTCTCATCATAACCCGGAGGTATAGGACCATCTATATCCATTCCTGTTCTACCTTTACCATATAATGAAGCTAAGTCATGTGGTGTACCGTATGATTTACCAGTTTTAGCTGGGTCATTACCTTCATTTTCAATTTGACCTATTCTAAATGTACGTTTTTTATCTTCAAGAACTAAATCACGATACTCATCATATTGATCTTCACTGAATTGGAAGATATTGTGATATATAAAGTCTGAAGGCAATAGGTTTGTATCTTGGATAGATTTAGCTAAATCAACTTTTTCTTTCCACAATGCTATCTTTTCTTGTTCGTAAACAACAGATGGTGTAGTTAATGATAACTCAAAGTTAGTTAAAGAAGCACCATCATATCCCTGTGTATATAAGTGTACTAATGCAACTTTATATAATTCAGATAATGCGATACGTTGAATGCGTTCAACAGTACGAGCGAAGCGAATATCTTCAGCAGCTAATGTAGCTTTACCTTGTAAATCTTTTTCAAATCCGAAGAATGCTTTAGGTACCTTTAAGGCAGCTAACATCTCATCACGTAAAAACGCAACGTCTTCTATAGCATTATATTCTAATCCTTTTAAAGTATCAATTTTAGTTGCTGTATCATTACCACGTGTAGGAATATAAAAATCCTCCATTAGGTTCTGCATGTTATACTTTAAGTTGTATTCACCTGTTTGTGGATCGATATATGGAGTTTTCTTCATTTTCTGAACCAACTTCTGCATATATCCGTCTACTTCATTTGGAGGTATGTTACCAACATTAATGCTAAATACGCGCTTTTCCGGGGCACGGGTAATACGATGCAATAACATCGCATCTTTCATCAACACATACTGTTTATAAGTTTTACGTGCTGGTTCTATATACGAACGCCCATAAGGTAGGTAATTAACGTCAGTTAATAGCCTAAAATGCGCTACTTCATAGTTTTCAAATTGGACTTTACCATCTTTATCCTTCATACGAGTATTAATACCACCCGCCGCGATTACTGATGGGTCAATTCTGAATACAACTTTAGATGGATTTTGAGGATCAGTACCTTCTTCACGCACCATATCGTATACTGATAATGGTGTAACATTATACACACCAAATTGTTCAGCAATTTCTAAGTGTAAATAAAAATCACCATACTTACACATATTACGAATCCATAACCATAAATTAAATTCGATATTTAATATATCATAAAATAAGTTATATAGAATACGTTGTGTGTTTTCGTCTGAGCTTCTAATTTGTAATACCTCTCCAGCTTCGTTTTTCAATGTAGATTCATCAGCAATAATATCTAATGCAGATGCGATAATTGATTCTGTATCCATTGCTTCATAGTCAGTATATAACTGAATACGAAGTGTTTGATAATTCATAGTAGGGTTGTATGGCATGTTAGCCCCGTATCTATGTAATTTAGTAAATCTGTCTACTAATGCGTTTGTCTTTACGTTACCGTAGGCTTGAATTCGGTCTACGTCTATTGTTTTTAATTGATTACCACCAACGTTTCGGATGATGACATCAGTGCTAAACAATCTTGTTAATCTACTGAAAAGACCAGTATTTTGATCAGCCATTTTTTATAATTTGTTATATGTATAAATATTTGTTACCCTAAGACCCATGACACATCTTCGATCGTTCCATTACCTAAATCTATTTGATAAGGATTAGCCATACCACTTGGCATTGATGGATCTGTAGGCAATGCAGTGCGAATAATACCACCAAGAGTTGCTCTGCTTAAATCTACACTTTGTTGAAAGAATTTCATTGCAGTATCTCTTACAAACAATCCCATTCCCAACGCCATTACTAAGTCATCATTATATCCATTTTGAGATTGTGCTTTACCATTCATCCAAATGAATACACGCAATTCTTCTAACAAACGTTTTGAATGAAAGGTGAATTGTCGTTCTCGAATATACGCCTCCATTTTGGAGATAACAAGTGGTCTTGTCTTAGCTGATGTAGTAAATCCAGGAACTGTTTGTTCACTGTCCATTTTAGCCATCCATTTATCCATTTGCATCTCACCATAAGCACGTGGTGAGTAATATGTGTTAGGGTATCCTTTTTCTATTATTGTATTGATAACATCCCACCCAATATTAGCATTCTCTACTACAAGTAAAGCATTGTTGTACTCAGTAGCAACAGATACCAACATATTTCCATAAGTACGGGTATCCACTTGTGATTTGTACTCAGCCACTTGTTCAAGTGATACAGCATCGATAACGTGAAATGCTGAATAGTCCGCACCGTCACCGCGAGCAACGTCAGCGCACACAACATACTGCTTACTATAATCAGGATAAGCCCAAATCCAAAAATCCCCACCCATAAAGCGGCGCTCAATAGGATCGGTGATAAAAGTTTCTTCATAAAATGATAATATATCAGGTTCAATAACTGAATTTCCAGATCCTAAGAAGTCACAATCATACTCTTGAGCAAATTCACGAGACGACATATTTGCACGCTCTGTTTCTTCCCACTTTTCATCTCTATCAGGGTGTAAATCCCATTTTAATTTAATTGCTTTAAATTCGTTCTTTCCTATTTCAGCATCGGTATACATTCTATGAAACCAGTTACCTACACCATTTGGAGATGATAATGCTATAATTCCTCCACCCGTTGCAATGGTTGGTTTAATACTTGTATAAATTCTATCAATACCTTCAATGAAAGCAGCCTCATCTACAATAAGTAACGAAACGGCGTACGATCTACCTGCATCTGATGCAGCTGATGTAGCAACAATTTGAGAGTTATTGGCTAGTTTTAGTGATAATTTATTATCTGATATTGGTTTTATGTTACCTTTTAACCAAGAAGGTAATGAATTGTACATAAATTGTACCTTCTCTACCATTCCTTTAGCTGTTTCTTGTTTTGTTGCAATACACAACACAGTTTTATCCTTTTGGAACAACATTGTCCATAATGCAAAACCAGCTGATAGTGTTGATATACCTAACTGTCTTGATTTATTTATAATACTAAATCTATTATTTCTAAGATCATTTAATACGTTCTCTTGAAAGGGATATAAATGAAATAATACTCTACCTTTTACAGGGTGAGTAATGTAGCAGTATTTTCTAAAGAAGTGTACAGGATCGGTAGCACATTTGATGTATTCCGCCTTGATTATTTCTTTAATATTCGCTTGACTCATGTATATAAATATATAAAAGTGAGCTCAACCTTGCGGATGAGCTCAGAGCTATAATACAGAGACTATAGCGGGGTATGTTCCTAAGGTAGAACTATTTTGCAACCATCAAATATACTAATCCACCTACTACAATACCAGCTCCAATCTTAGTGATTTTGTTCTTAAATTTAAGCTTTTGGTTTTGTAAGTATAATGTTTGGTATTGGTTTTTCCAATCTTTGATTTGTAAATCTTGATTGGTCATAATATTTCTATATGTGCCTTCTTTCTTAATATAAACTGAAATAACACTGTCTTTACCATTTACTCTTGATTCAGTTAATGCAATAACACTATCTTTAATTGTAATGATTTGTTTTGCACCATCTAATTCTGCTAAATCTTTAGCTGTAGATACTAATACTGGTTGTGCTAAAGGTAATTTGTTAGTTGTTGTATCTTTAGGGTAACGATTATTAAAAAATGTAATTAATTCGTGTTCGCTATAAGTGTCAACTGCTGCTTTTGATGAATCAACATATTGAACAACTTTAACTACTTTACCCTTAGCGTGAGCTAATTTGTCTTGTAATTGTACATCTACTAATACTAATGAATCAATCTTAGCACTATCTTTAGCTAAATCTAATTTCATTGAGTCAACAGCATGTACTAAGCTATCTTGTCTTTGTAAAAATTCTTTTGACAATCCAGCATCACTAACTTTATCAAAAATGATATAAGCTAATACTAAAAATGCTAAAATTCCTAAAACTGCTTTTTTCATATATTTTATTTTATAATTCCTGCGTAATATTTCATTCTGTTAAGATCGTATTGATCAATTTCTTGTATTGGTTCTTCTTCAGTATCTGGCATTTCTAAATCTTCTGGTTCTTCTTTATTTGCCATCTTTCTAACATATTCAGATGATGCAAGCACATCTGCAATACGTTTTTCTAATGATGCTTTTAAATCACGTAAACGTTGTAATTCAGTAGATGGTTTATCACTGATATCACCGGCAGCTGATTTACCTTTTCTTAATTTTAGAATGTTAGATTTAGTAGCAGCTAAACGACGCTCTAATTCAGAATATTTTAACGATGCTTCAAAATCAGCATCTGATACTTTACCAACTTGAACTGGGGCTGCTTTTTCAATTGCATCTTCTTCAGGTTCAATCATATCTTCAGAACCATCAGCATTTGGTTCACCATCAAAATACATTGCTAATGGGTTTTCAGCACCTCCAACAAACATATCTTCAGCATCAGTTGCTGCTGGAGCTTGTGCTTGAGTACCTGCTGGTTCCTCTTCACCACCTGCACCTAATTTAACTAATACTCCTGCATCCATTAAACCATTAACGATAGCGTTAGCGATTTGTGGGCGAGCAAAATTAAATTGTGTTTGTAATGCTTTTTTATCAGCACCTGGATTTTCTCTAAAGTAATTAATAACATCAGCTAATGATGTACCTGAGATTGTTTTAGTGAATCTTGATGTATCAACATTATCATCAGCTAGTCTATAGCCTTTAGCGATACGAGCTAATTCATCAATATCTCCTTCTTCAACAAACTCAACTGGATCGTCAGCTGTACCTAATTTTGGATTTTTCTTTGCTTGGCGTGCTTTTTGGATCATCGCTTGTTTTTGAGGATCAGTCAATGCATTTGGATTACTTACATCGATTACTTCTTCAGATAATACTTCAGCGATGGCTTCGCGTATAATTTTGCGTAGTTCTTTACTTTTCATTTTGTCGGCGTTCGTGTTGTTCGTCATATAAATATTAAATATTTTGTAAAATTGTAGCAATACGTTGCTCTGTTGTACCTTCCACAGTAATTAATTTAGATGGTGAAAATTCAGCTAATGATAATTTAATTACTTCATCTATTTTAGCTCTATATTCTAAATCAGTAGTTCTAACACCATTATCTTCCATCTCAACGCCATTTGGACTAACGTAAACTACTAAATCATATCTGTTACGTAATGTCATAGCAGCTTCAACAAATGAACGCTTATCAAACTGATCAATTGATTGAGCACCTAATGTAAATGCACAAACATCCCATATTGTTCTATCTGTTAATACATTTTCACGTAATAATTCACTAGCACGTTCTGCTAAGAATACAAACTGACCAGCTAATGTAGAATCAGTATTCAATGGAATACCCAAATCACGTAAATACTTGCTACGCTCAGTAGCTACATAATAGTCTTTAAATTGTTCTAATTCAGACATTGCTTTTACTAATGTAGTTTTACCTACAGACATTGTACCTGCTAATCCTATTCTCATTTGTTTCTTTCGTTTATTTTTTTCATTTGACGAGCACTACGTCTATCATCCTTAGCTTGTTTAGCTACTTTATTCCAATTTTTAGGTTTATCAGCACCATTCTTATACTTGATTTCGACACTAATAGGTCCATTTCTGAACTTATCAGTATCGAATGTCCAAGTCTCAGTAGTGTCTTCGTGTTCGTATACTCGTGTAAATTTCATATATTAAATATAAAATTATTACCTTGCCTATACTCGAGCTCCTGTAGATTTAGCAGCAGCTGTTTTGTAGAATGGTACACCATTAACATCTTTCTTTCTATCTTCCCATTGATCTTTAGTGTATTTAAAACCAAATAACCAATATTCAGCAGCGCGTTTGTTGCCTTGAGGAATATAAGCTGGTCCTTCCCAACAATGCATCTTACCCATCCATGAGTAGATGATTGAACCATCTTTTGTTCTAATTTGTTTTGTTTCTGCCATATATTATTTTATTAAAGATTCTGCAACATAAATTCCATGAGCACCACTAACTGTAATACCACGAGCTGATAGAGCATCACCTACAAAGTGTACATTAGGATATTCTGTTAATGATAAGTCTGTATAGTTAACTAATGGTTCAGGTGATAAGTACTTTACTTCAGGCACATACATTCCCCAATCATTACCAAATTTAAATATATTATTCATATTATCAATAAAATTAACAATATAAGCTAGATATTCACCGTAAGCTTCAGCTAATGGTACTAAAGTATCTATTGGATAGGATGTTACTGTAGTACCTTCTGATGTTAGTCCTGGAGTACGAGTACGGTTAGGTGAATAGTATAATCCTTTTCCATTAATTTGTAATTTAGATACTGCGTCTCTGCACCACTTAAATGGATCTTCAATACCCTTAATTTCCATCAAGATACCAAAGTTAGTCATATCATTTCTAAATTCCTCACCCTTCTTAGCATGACCATTATAGCTTAAATCACCATATGTTTCTTCTACTGCTACATAAGCCGCATTATTATTAGTACAGAATGAGCGAATAGAAACATTATCGTGTTTTTGATATAACTTAAAATCATAAGATACATCAATCAATTTCTGAAAGTATTTTTGTGGTGCTTCAAATCTAACACCAATTTGTACTGCTTTAGGTTCAGTTGGTAATTTGTATTGGTCTGATAGTGCTTGAGCAAAATCAATACCTGATTTACCTACTGCAAATATTAATTCATCATAATTAGTAAAGGCTCCTAATTCTTCTTTGTTATTAGTAGCTGTTATATAATTTTCCTTAAAATTAATACTAGTAACCTCAAAGTTCCAAACAAATGTAACACCTTTATCTAATAAATATTGATACCAATTTTTAGCAATCTCATGCAAATAGTTTGAACCGATGTGCCACACAAGCGACATACGTAAGTCGAAATATGGTTTAATAAAGTCAGGTTCTTGTTTAGGATCAGAACATGAAATATCTTCTGGTTTAGGGTGAAAACGAGTAAAATTAGCTACTACTTCATTCATCAATTCCATAGCTTTAATTTCACCACAATACTTAGACAATTGTCCACCTTGTACTGTTGATACTACTAATTTACCATCTGACCAACCACCAGCACCTAACATGCCAGTCATTACCTCTTCAGGTAAGCGGTTGATTGGGTCGTTACCCTTATCTAAAATAGTGATCAACTCACCAGGGTAACCATTATCTACTAATTTGGTAGCGGCATTAATACCTGCTACTCCTGCTCCAACAATTAAAATTTTCTTTTCCATAAGTTAAATTAAACATGTAAATATAATAAAAAATTTTGACATTTCCAAATGTAAGGTGGCCCACCTTTTGGGTGCGCCACAGCTGCATAATTTCGTTTCGATGCGACAGGCTATGAATCTGTCTATATTTTATTCTTCGTTGTAATCTTCGTCTAATTCTTCGTTCTTTTTACCTCTTTCTTTACCATATGCTGGTTCAAAATAAATTACAAATCTTACTTTTAATCTGTTACCTATTTTAAAACTAGTTTCTCTATCAACAGGGTCTTTTGTAACTAATGAGGTTTTAATCATGTTAGCAAAATCTAATTTAGTTAAGCCATCTTTAATTTGTAATTCTAGTTTATCACCCATTTCATCTAAATTACCTGTTGAAGCAAGTTCTTGACCTAATGATAATTCTATTAATATTTTCCCATATACTATTCTTACTTCAATACTATCACTAGAAGTATTAGTAACAAAAGCATAAAATTTAGTTGGAGAATACCAAGTTGTCTGTAATTGGGTATTAATTGTATTTCCTTTACTTGATTTAATTTCAACTATTTTACCCCCAATAATAGCATCTTGACCTCTACCTTTATCAGCAATATCGGATGAAGTTACACCTTTTACTTTACTTGAATAGTTAATTAAGCATGTTTCTACTTCTTTACCAATATTACTTTCACGTTCAGGTACTAATTCTTCTCTTCTCCAATTATTAATAGTATTAACTACTTCAGGAAATACAGTCATCAATTCACCCATTTCAGATGAAAAATATTTTTGAGTGTATTCTGCTAATTTATCAAATACTTGAATTTTAGTTAATGTTTTATCATTACCCAGATAAGCAAAAATATTTGTTAAATCATCGTCTTGATTTTCAGTTAAAACAATACCATTTTCATCAAGTATTTCTTTTAGTATACGTACTTTCTTTGGATCGTTTAAATCAACGATACCATCGTGGCATCTAAATGACCACTCATTTAATATTTCGTCTGTAACTTTCATATTATGCTGCTGGGATTTCTTCTTCAGGTGCTTCTTCTTCAGCTGGGGCTTCAGCGTCGCCTGTTGCTGCTGCTAAATCAGCTGCTAATTCTTGATCTCTAGATGCTTCTTCAGGTGTTGGAGCTTCTCCACCACCACTGCTTGGAGCTGGTGATGCTGTAGATGATGGTTCTTTCTCTTCACCTACTGTACCATAATTTAATTCTAATAAATCAGCTATTGCTTGAGATCCTCTTTCTAATTCACCTAAATTAGCTGGGTAGTATTTTTTGCCTGCTACTTTAGCCATAAATTTACCTTTACCTAGATAGTAAATAGTAAAATCTTGACCATTAATTAAATTAATATTAAATGTAGTAGGTTTAGGTGCAACTATACTAATATTGGAAACATAGCGACCAAACGCAGGTGACATCAAGTCAATCATAGTTTTTTTCAAACCAGGAAATCGATATACTAAATACATCGATTTCTCAGCTCGTTTTTGTGCTGCTTCCTGCTCTTTTAAAGCTTTCTTAACAGCAACCTTAATATATTTTTCTAATAATAGTTTTTTATTCATTGTCCATTTGTTGACCTAATGTGGCTTCTTCTTCAGTTAAATACTCAGCTATGCTATGCATATAGTCAGAAGCTAAAGTAATATAACCAGAAACCCAACCTGGTAATTGTTGATTTGGTTTGATCATCTTATAGATTTTCATTCCATTTTCTACCATATCTCTTATTTCACCCATAGCCATTGCAGCTTCGTGATCTTGAGTTGGAGGCCAATTTAAATGAGTTTCATCTATATTTTTAGATATTGCTTTACGACGAGCATTTAAGTACTTATCTGTCTTATCTACTTTACCATCATTATTGATGTCGTCATCTTCTTTACCTACTGGATCTAATCCTTCAGCTTTTGAAGCGGCAATAGCATAAAGAGCAGGGTCGTCCTTTTTGAACTTCCCTGTTTTCTTTAATGCTTTAACTATTTTTTCTTCCTTAGCAGATAAATCGCGTTCGGATAATATATCGGATAATTTAATCATTATGATTATTTTTTATCTTCAGCTTTTTCAGCTTCTTTTTCTTCTTTTGGTTCTTCTTTCTTGTCAGCTTTTTTAGCGTCTTTCTTAGCTTTAGGAGCTTTAGGAGCTTTTTCGATTAAACCAACCATTTCTTTGATCTTTTGTGTTTCAGATTCAATCTTACCACCAACTTCATTGATTTGGCCATCTAACATTTCAGCTAATTTAGCGTGAGCTGCTTTGATTTTTTCTAATTCGTTAACGAATTTTTGCATGTGAGCATATTCAGCAACGAATGATTGTTCGCCACCTTCAGCAATTTGTAATTGACCTAAAGATTCTTTCATTTTCTTTAAACCTTCCATTTCTTTCTTAAGGTGCACTAATTTACCGCCTGATTTTGGTAAACCACCTTCAGCTTTAGCTTCCGCTATTACTTGGCGAATAACTTCGCGTACTTCTGATAATTTCATTTTTATGTTGTTTATGTGTATAAATATGTTAATTTACATGTTTCCTATTACTACTAATACCTCGCATTCGTACGTGCCATCTGGGTTTTGATAGTATTTTACATCTTTTTCTTCAATACCCGCTGTGATTTGTTGTTGTCCCATTTTTTTTAATAAATCCGCAGTAGCATTTGTTTTAGCTGTTCTATATGCTACACGTTCATCAGGTGATTTAGAATAACCATATCCAGCACCTTTAAAATCTTTAAATTTAGCTAATGCTAATGGTGTGTCTTTCTGTACCTTAATAGTATCAACTTTTACAGTTGGTTGTAATTTCTTTAAAAAATTACTTACCTTACCTACGATTGGGTTTTGTGCTTGAGCTGGATTGCCAGCAAACAATGCTGCTGCTAATGCTAATCCTGTTATTGCTTTACCGAATACACCCTCATCTAAATCTTCTAAACCAGTATCATCTTTACCTAAATCACTAGCTATATCGTTCATTGTATCTTTAGCCCATTTCTTTTGTAATGGCTGTAATTTATCAGCAATTACATTTTCAATAAATGGGAAAAACTCATCGTCTGTTAGTTTATATACTTCAGCAAAGAATAATTCACGAACACGAGGATCGTCAATATTACTTTCATTATATAATTTACTAATAGCATCATAAATAAATTTACCATATTGCAAATCACGAGGTTCATTTGCTAATTTATCTACAGCACCTACAATAGCTTGGTTTTTTTCTTTATCTGAACCAAATCCTTCAGTACCAACAATTTCGTACAATCCTTTTACAATTTCATGTACTAACATTGGAAAGCATATTGCTTTAGCTTTAATAACGAATTGTTCTTCTTGCTCATCATATTCCATTTCACTTTCACCACCTTGCATCTTTTGACCTTGTGCTAACGCAGCTAACATCATTGCAATAGCATTTTCATCATCGTAAATACCAAATGCTAATTTTAATATATCATTATATTTGCCTACTAATTCAGGATTAATATCGTCTATATATTCTTTAAATAATAAAAATCCAAAAGCACCTCTAATAGAAGCACCTTGAGTAATACCATTAATAATACGGCGTTTTGCTTTTAATTTTTCAGGATCATCTTCACCAAAATCAGGAGATGCTGGGTCTTCACCTTCTGGTGGATTAGGAATGTCTAAATCGTTCATATCAACTATTTTGGCATCAATTTTGATGTTTGCATAGTCAATAATAGGATAAGCATCAGTCACCATTTGTGCTGCTACCATTTCTAATTCATCACGATATCCGTCTTCAGCAGCAACTATTTCATTTAAAACAGTTTGAGATTGTCTCAACACTGTCATTAAATCTTTACTGCCAAGCATTTGACGTAAAGATTCACCTGATTTATTTTTTAATAAAGCCATAGTTTCAGGTGAAAATATCTTGTCGTATTCTATTTCTATTAGACGTCCCATTTATTTTTTAGCTTTAAATCTTGCTACAATTTTATTTAACATTTCTTCTTCGTTCATTGCCTTTGGATTAGGCTTAACATCAGGATTTCCTAATGGACGACGAGGCTTTGGTTTACCAGGAGCTGTAGTTGGAGGAGCTGTTGTTGGTTTGGTTTCTGTTTCAGCTTCAGCAATGGCTTCTCTAACCATTTTACGTAGTAAATCTATTTTCATCTTTATTTATTTAAATGTTTTTTTAATAAGTTTTTAACTTCATCCTTTTGTTCAGGATAGTTAGCTAAATATTCATTCATAATATATGAACGGTGTTCTGCCAATCCTCGTTGTGTTAATGCTTGAACTAAATCAGATGGTGAGCCTAAAGGTACAACAGCATTACCACTAGTATTAGGGAATAATAAATAGTTACTATTACCAGGTTGGATATTGATAGATGCTATTATTTGTCCATTAGCTAATCTAATAATGTAAATTTTACTAGCACCAACAGAAATTACTCTACCTACTTGTCCTCTATTTCCTAAAAGGTTATTACGACGAGCAGCACCTCTATCTCCATTTGGAGCAACACGAGTAGCATTAGTAACGTTTAATCTTCTTAAAAGAGGTCTTGGTAAACGTAAAAACGCTACATCTAATCCAATATCTTCCATTTCTTGAGCTACATTAATATCACCTGCTGCTGCTGGAGCGGCTGCAGGACGAGGTGCATTTGGTTGACCTGCTGGTCTACCTCTTCTACCTGTTGCTGCTTGAGCTACTGCTGCTGGGGCTTCTGTGCCTAACATTCTAGCTGCTGTTGCTGCTGGAATATTAGCTTGAACTAATTTACCTGTAGCATCAGATACACCATAGCTGTTTCTTGGGCTTCTTACATTAACAATATATGGTTTATCTTGGTATATTACTGGTTTGAAGTTACTATTTGCTTCTAATGGTACATCTGCTTGTATAATAGCTTTAACTACACCTTGAGGTCTATAAGTATTTCTAACAGCTGCTTTTAATCTATCAACTAATTCTTCACCAGTAAAGGTTTTACCTTGTTGTCTTAAATATGCAAATATTGATCTATATACTTCAGGATCATTACTAAAACCACCTCTTCCACCTGTTGCTCTCCAATTCCCTCCATCTCCATACCATGCTGAAATCTGGAATGATCCCGTACCACGGCCAACACTTTGAACTACAATTGGATGTTCTTCACTTTGAGTAGTTAATACTACACTAGGAACACCGTTATATTCAACAATTCTTTTATCTAATGGAGTTGCTCTTAATATTGATAAGAAAGCATCTTTATCTATACTTTCAGGAATTCGATTTCTGTCATTAATTAATGCAAGAGCATTTTGTTGGAATCCTTCATTATCTTTTTGTTCATCAAATATTGCTTGAACTTCTTCATTATCAAACGGTACTTGTTCAATTTTACCATCTACCATTTTATACGAAGCAAATGAGTTAGAATCTATTATAATATTGTCTTTTACAACAATAGCTGAATTAGGATCTGCTTTTGCTTGTTCTAATACTTTATCTAATACACCTTTATCAATTACTTCATCTTGTACTAATTTAATTAAATTTCGTACTGGTATTTTGTCTAAGTCTGGGTAGTCAAGTAAATATTTTGATGTGCGTTTATTTAATTTAATATTAGGAAAATCATCTTCTGCTTGGTATAAACCAACAATTATATTGTCACCTAATTTTAAGTTTACAATAGTAGAACCATCTTTAGTAACATATAATCTTTCGTTTTGATCTAAATCCCATTTACCTAAAACGGTTAATAATTTTTTAACATCAAATGAAAGAACATCTGCTGGGAGTTGTTTTGGGCTAAGTTTTCCTCTAAGATTAGATGTAATTGATCTTCTATCTTGAGTTGAAAATTTATCTAAATTTTGTAACAACACCATAGAATCAATAATACCAGGTGTAATTGCTACAAATTCTGCAATTGCAGGGTATTTTGGAAGATAATCAGAAACAAAAGTTTTTTCATCTATATCATCAAATAAATTTCTTGATCTTTGGGATCTGATTACTAAATATTGTTTTTTAGTTTCAAAAGGTAATTTAGTCCATTCTCTAACAGAGATAGAATTACGTTCATAAACGTTTGATGCTTTTTCTCTATTTGATAGAGGAATATATTTTAAAATATTTTTTAGATTAGGAATATCTTTTAACCAAGAAACTTTATTAGTTAATTGATCAAATGACATTTCTTCAGATTCATACGGACTATTTGACCTGTCAGTATAAACGTATTTTTTAGCATCACTGCGGTTATCTCTAACCTGAATAGCAAGGAAACTATTTTTATCAGATTGAGATATATTATTGTTTTTAGCTAAATAGAATGTAGGAAAGCCTCTATCTGCATTGTATCTGTAATTACCAAATGATCCTCTAGTTATACACCATTTTTCACCAGCACCGTAAGTAATACAGTTACCTTCTTTAGAACCATTCCAAACAGTAATACCATTTTCCTGATAAACTACATCTGGTGTTTTATCTTCTTCTTCACCAGGAGCTTCAGCACCTTTAGATGCTGTAACTAATCTTATCAATTGTCCTAAAGAGTATTTACGTAAATCTTTTTCTTGTACCTTAGGTGAATTTTTTAAAGCATCAAAACGTGTAATGTAAGCTTTTAACTGTTCATCACTAACGTTAATGTTTAAATCGTCTGCCTCATCTTTAAACTGAGTCATTAATTTATTAATTTCTCCTTGAGAATATTCATTTAAGGAAAATAAATTATGAACTACATGTAATATAAATTTATCTATGGGTCTCATTACTTATTAAACTTTACTTTTGCTTTATCTGTATTAGGTACAAATTGTTTACCTTTTTTAGATCCAGCTACTTTTTTACGAGATGTAGCAGCGCGTTCTGCTTTAGTTAAACTATTTGCTTTAGCGCGAGGCAAACAACGAGTTGTTGCTTTACCTTTTTTCATTGTACCACAAGGGCCAGTTATATTACCTGCTGTATCAATACGAACCCAATCTTCTTTTTTAAACCAATCACGAAGTGATTCATGTAAATCTAAATCATCTTCTTCCATTAATCCTTTACACACTTTAACAGCACGACCAGAAAGGTAAGCTGAAGGTTTTTCACCAGCAGCTCTACGACGATTATAATAAGCTTTACCTTTAGGGCATAGCTTTTTTTCCATTAAAGCATCAAGTACTATTTCAGTTAATTTTATCATATTACCATTTTCTACAAGACCAATATCTAGCTTTAGTACGTGGTCCTGGGTTTGCACAATTATGTCTTGCTCTGAAAGCTTTACGTCTTACAGGATTATTTTTCTTGATATTCATCCCTTTAGCACCAAAGTTAACTTTTACAACTTTACCTGTTTTAGGATTTTTAACATATACCTTAAATTTCTTACTATCACCACGCATTGGTTTACCTAATGGTACAGTGCGGCCTTGGTACTTAGCTTCAAGTAAACAAGGACAATCAGCTTCGTTAAGCTCTTGTTGATATGATTCCATAAACTCGATAAATTCTTTTATATCTTGTTCATTTTCTACATCATATTCTTCTATTTCTTCTAGAAGTTCTAATAATTTAATCATAATATTTTATTTTGAATGCCACCAATTGCAACAATATTCATCTGCAGCATAAGGAATTTTTGCATCTCCATCATGCCATTTTAACCAATATTTGTTATTACATAAATTACCTTCAACTACATGATACTCACAATTACCACACATTGAACCGCCTTTTGTTACGCGCATTCCTGGTTGGTGGTCTGCTGGGTATTCTGCAGGACCTTCGTTTAACATTAATTCTGATAGCTTTATCATATACTTCCAGTACGTTTATCTGTTAAGTATTTAATTTCGGTACGTAATGATGCTACCTCAGATACTAAATCAAGTATCTGTTTGCGCATTTCATCTTTTTCTTGTGATGATCTTTCTAATAATGCTTCTAATTTAGCAATACGATCTTTACAATCGTGACGAATAAATTCATCATCACGTTCTTTGCGCATAGCACGTTTTTCGTAAAATCTAAATGCTGAAGTACCGCCAAGAACTGTAACAGCGGTAATGAGTACTGACCAGACGTTATCCATTGAGTAAATTTGTGTTTACCTATAAATATTAACTATTTACTATATCTTTTAGTTTCTGGATGTGTTCTTGCAGGTCCTGCAATATTTTTTGTTTATCTATATTACCACCAACCCAATGCTCAATATCACCCGATTCAGTAACAATAGATTCGTCTTCTGTAGTAGATAGTGATAATTCTAATAGAGCTTCTTCTAATTCTTTAATATATGTTTCAATACCTCTTCTAGTCATGTTGCGCTCGTATTCTTCAAATTTACCTTCACGCTTTAATTTAGTTTCCATTGTAATAACACAATCGAAACACATCTTATGAATAGGCCACATCTTTTTATTTAATGTGTCATTTTTCATAGGTTTGGTACAATTAGGACATGTTAAAGGAATTATAAGTGATTTTTTAATATTATCTAAACGTGTAATATTTTGTTTAAGACCATTTTTAATAGTCCACTGTTTACCGTTTTCTTCCCAAATATCACCTTCTTTATGTTCAATTATTTCTTTAGTATAACCAGCTTGTGTTACTGTTTTATCACCGTAATTTTTAGTAATTAGATTTCGCATACGCTGTACATCGCGTTGCTTAAAATCTTTCTGTAACATTGATTCGTTAGCCATTATAACCCTAATTTTTTAAGTTCTTTTATTGTATTAGCCGCTGATGTATGTAATATTCCTATGCCACCTGCATTATTCCATTCTCTAATAGTTTGTTCCATATCATCAATTAGTATTTTACCTTCAGCAGCAAATAACATTTTTTGTGCTCTTGGATATAATAATAGTTTTCTATACTCACCAGGCATATGCATTTTAACCCAAGCGTCTTTACCTACTCGAGATGATTGTTCCATTGAAGGAGCTGAAAGGATATATGGTTTATATTTTTTAATATAGTTCCAAAGTTGTTGACCATCAGACATCCAATCTAAATTAGCCCAAAATGATGCACCTGCATCCGATATTGGTTGCCAAAAATCTTTTTTGTTATTAAATGTTCTAGAAGGCTTTGTGTTTGTTAACTCAGCATAACCTTTTTCAAAATCGGCAAGGACTCCGTCCATGTCGCAATAAATTGTGTACATAACTATTTTTTGTGTTCGTAAATACCATCGTTTACCTTACCGAAATCTCTTAATAACACACCAGCCATAGCATTTGCTTCGTTTTCAATAGTAGATCCTGTATCACCACTATTAATATCAAGCATTCCTAATTCAGCCTGTCTGCGATGTACTAATTCATGAGCTAATGTTCTTAAAATATCAGCCATGTTTCTGTTTTTAACATAAACCCATATTTTATTATCATTAGGATCAAAGTAACCAAAACTACGTTTTGATTTTGCTTGATCATTATCGTAAGAGAATGTTAAATTACGTGGAGGGTTTTGAATTGCCAAGTTTTTAATAGCATATTTAATAAACTCACCAATAGTAGCCGTTTGGCTTTCTGTTAATTTAATTTTATTAAGATCAAATACTTCTGATTCTTCCTTAACTGTTAAATCTAGTGAACCCATTAATACAATTGGTTGTACACCTAATGCTTTATATATCATTAAACGTGTGTTACCTGCTACTAAATAATACTTACCTGGTCCATAATTTAAAACCATTGGCATTGGTAATTGTTCTTCGTTTTGTATTGCTCTAACAATTGACTTCCAATCTTTTTTATATTTGTTTGCTATTTTAACAGCTTGTTCTAAATTTTGAATTTGATATGAATCACTATTTTCTAACTTAGACCATATATCATCTGTTAGTAAATTTTCTCTACCTTTTTCAAATGCAAATTGAATATCTGGGATTGGTGTGTTAAATTCTTGTGCTGTACGATCAATTTCACCTAATTCATCTAATACTAAATCATGATATGGACTAACATAACCTTCTGTACTTTCCATAACTGGTTCAGGAGGACCTTGAGGAATTACTGGGGGTGGAGGGTTTTGAGTGCTTGGTCTACCTATTGCATTTAAAAAATCCATTGGTGAAATACCATTAGGTAAATATTTTTGTATTGCTGTTTCATCTTTAGAATCTAACGCTTGTCTTAATTGAGTAGCATTAGCATCTTGAATATAACCACCGTCAAATACTTTTACATTAGGGTAATTAGCCATTGCTTTAAAACGCTCAGCCTCACCTTTACCAAAGGCAACTATAAAATTAGTATCAGGATTAGTTTTAACAATATCGTAAGTTTCTTTAATTGGACTTGCGGCTGCAACTCTTATTTCGGTAGGACCATCTAATAATGTTTTATACAATTCCCATACAGCAACACTTTCATCAGCATCTATACCATCACGT